GAGCTGCAATGAAAGGCGTTGGTAAGGGTGCTTGCTCATGAAGCATGTACCTTTTGATAATCTGTCGGAAAGATCTCACGGATTCACCAAAATGTACTAAATTAGCATTATCAGTGATAGGTATGAGATGACTATCCGTTTGAACAGTAGGAGCAGTCGTGGGATCTGTGACTTTTGAAGTCGCAGGTGTTGAAGTTTCTTCTGACTTTGGAGTAGGTAATTCCTCGATTGCAGCAGCTGCCGCAACTACGTAAGGATCTACAGTAATTTCATTCTGAAGACGCAGACGAGACACATAAGTGGCATCGGGAACTGCAACTTCAAAATCGTCAGCAGCAGAAACATAAACGTTAACAGAAACATTAGTGTCGGCTGCAGGGCTAGTGATATCATTTACACAATAGACTGAAATAGTACCATTGCCAAAGGTGTCAGTGTCCGAGTCGTAAAACATAGGATCAGTACCAATAGCATAGGGAGGATTCAGAAGAGTCAAAGGATGGACTTCTCTATATGTAGTTGATTGACCCCAGCCACAAACGATCTCAAAATCGGTGGTATCAGAAATATCAACAATGGAAGTAAAGGCTGTGTTGTAATCAGCCTCGTCTGGTGAAGACACAGGATCGTAAACAATCTTGATTCTACCTTTATGGTAGCGACTACAGACGACTTGAAAGCGAAATTTAATACCACCTCTCCAGTATTTAAAAGGAGTGGCAGCATACGTAATCGCAGGCATGGCAACGAAACCAGAAGGTACGGTAGAGATAATACCTAAACTGGGATCAACCATACAAGAAAACAGCCTCTCTTCTTGGGTTGTAGCATTAGTCCAAGGAAATTGGGCTAAATAGCTCTCCACTTGGGCGATCTTAAGGATTTCCATCTCATCTCCGCCAGCAGTACCACCAAAGACACGAGGGTCAATAGTAATTTCTTGTTTTGCATCCATAGATAGTTTGGTTGTGTCATCATGCAAATTGGTGATGGCTAAATTGCCCTTTGGTAAAGGTCTAAATTGCTGGTACTCAAGCATTGTTGGCCGAGAATAACCGAAAAGACTGGCTATTTTCCCAGCTGCTTGCATTCCTATTTGAGTAGCAGTAGCATAAGGACCAATATAGGGAATGGTTTTGAGTTTTCCTGCTGCATTAGCAATAGCACTAGCAACACCAGAAACTGGACCTTTAGAATATTCGTCTGCTCGTGGTGCACATTCCTCGAAAGATTGAGGTTGTAAACCTGACATGTTGGTTTGTGTTGGAACATCCATCCGAACGTCTTCAGCCCAGGCGAATACAGAAACGTGAACCGGATCCGTACCACCATTAGCATGTAAGAGTGGGTTCATAACTTGAAGTAAAATACCACCAATCTTTTCGAAGTCGGTAGGTTCGCCAACCTCTGCTGTGGTCGATAGTGCATTTCTCCACCAAAACATGGGAAGAACTAATTCGCCACCCTCATTCTCAGAAGGATTAAGGAGAACGTGCATGCGCTGAGTATGGAGAACTAAATCGGCATCATTGAAAGTTGTGTTCAAAGTATCGTCATAACCATTCATAGGATAATAAGATGCTAAGAGACGCCCATAGTGAAATGGGGTACCATTGATAACAAATTTGACATGCAACTTGGCCTGTAAAAGACGAAAATTGGACAATCTATTTGAAACACGGGCATTCCTAAAAAAGAGATCCCAAGGGTAGAAAAGTCCTGTGACAGGCGTATCGATATTCCAGATAAATTCATTGATTTTGACTGGTCGAGATAAGAAATTGGCCAGAGGAACATCGGTGGCAGTTGCAGCTAAACGTACAGAATCATAGGCATCATCAACTGAGTTGACATAACCTTGCATTTCATCAACGTAGTTTGCTGTTTCCACCTCTTGAGAGCGTGGAATATATTCGTTCAATAAGTGGTGAACGGGTTGTTTTGGGTCTGAAGGAAAAGCACGGTAGGCTGGAAGGCTGTGGTGCGAACAAAGAACTAAGAGCGACCCAAAGGAATCAAAGTAATCTGGTGATGTAATATATGCATCTGTCTCTTCTGCGAGACGTTGATATGTAAAATATAATGTAATTAATGTATGTATAAAAGGGGACGAGTCATCCAACTCTAACGAGATATTGCTCGCTGCAGTACGAAGAATCTCTATTATTTGCGGAGTTTCAGTACGCTTATCTGGGAAAGGTAATTCTCGTTTGTTTATGGGTCGGATCCCACTGATGAACCGTATTTGTCTTTCCATGCCTCGACACGTTCATCAAAAGTTATGTCGAGGATAGGGCAAAGAATGTCTGCACGAGTGCATACTTCTTGTAGGTTTGCTTGCCACCAATTGTAGCGCTCACGACCAAACGCAAACGCTTCATGCATGACACTAGCAATGGAAGAACGTGCTACGTCTTCCGGTGTCTCCACTTTAGATTCAAGGTTGCACATGATACTTTTATAGAGACTATCCTCGTCAAGGGATCCTATCCTGGTGCCAATCTCCAGAATATAAGCGGATTTCCTTTTGAGAAAGTCTGCGCCAGGCATGTAGTCCGTGGCGGCAGCATTTTTGTCGGGAGGTGTTATTTTCTTCCCGAATTTGGCGAGCCATTTCTGATAGCTTGTGAAAGTGATGAGGGGATATTCCTCATTGACGGTGCCATAACCATCATCGCCATATGTGGTAACAGCCTGTGCATTTCTAAAATCCATTGCTTTAGGGTAAATACTGAAGAAATGCATCCTCAGATAAAAAGAATTTCCTATGGAATTCATTTGCACTGTAAGGTTGATGCCAGAAATAACCATACTGAAAAACTGGATCAAAGTCCCATTCCAGTCGATCATTGGGTGCACGATATCGGAGATCATGCACAACATTCTGGAAATGTGGTGAGAGGGATAACCGCCTCGCTTGGCAAGTTCAATCATTGCTGACAAAGTTTCGCCAGTGATCTGAGAACAACATGTGAGATCGTATTTAGAATAGTCGAAAGCCAAAGTACGCTCGACTCCAAACCTCTCAGCATATGTCATTAGTTCATTCCATTGAGGGCTAAAGCAATTTATGCCAACTGCACATTCAGTCTCCCTCGGATGACAACCGATAAATCGGATGATGGGAAGGAAATACTGCCTGACCAAAATTGAAAAGGCTATAGGGCATGATTGGAAAACCCGAACTTTCTCTTTGCCAATGGGCGTGGGTTCGTCCTTAAGACAAGCACGCATCACGGGATATGCACGTTCACCCTTATCGTAACAAGTTTCGATTCTTTTCATCTCCTCTATTATGGAGGCATCGGGAATCCTATCCACGAGAATCCCATCATCATTGACAATTTCTTCAAACCAAGGTCTTTTTGGACCGAGCACAGGAAAACCCATGCTGGTACTCATATCAAGTGGATCTAGGAAACGTTTCCCAGGAACTCCAATGATCCCTTCTTTGAGAGTGAGTTTTCTGAAAACTTCACCTTCTGAAGCAATATGCTTATCAACAAGAGGAAGAAGAGGACGAATCCAATCTTCCCTTGCTTTCTTGAGCAAAATTGGTGGATAGATCATTTCTGGTTTGGCAGCATGGTCAAGAGCAGTGTTGTATGGCACCCAATTGGGGTTCATCTGAGGTGGACCAAAGTCAACTTTTGGTTTAAAAATTTCTTTGACAAAGGGCTTGAGAGGACTGTCGATAACGCGCGATTTGGTCTGAGCGCGAACGGCGGTGCTACCATAAATCTCAAAACCGGCAGTAGCATCAAAAGTGCCGGCATGGGCTTTCTCGTGAGATCTCGGAGTTTTAAGAACCTCAATTCCATACTGAGTTTTTGGGAGAGTGCCCCCACTAGCTCCAAGTGGAAATTTGGACTGGAGATAGGCAAAAGCTGCATCGCTCTGAGCACGTGTTATAGTGCCTGCAACACAATCCCAATTCCCAGTATGGATACTCAATTTGTTTCTCTCTTTCTTACTCCCAAGAAAAAGTGCAAGTAGAGCGGGCTGTTTGCCTGCTCCAATAATCATTGACGAACAAGATCCTTGCGTAGCGACTTCATGCTTGGAAACAAAAGAGCAACCAGGGAAAGACATTTGAGTGTGGGCTTGAGTACCAAAAGTAGCCAAACTCTTTTCGACAAAGGGTTTGGTTTTGTGAGAACGCCAAAGGATTTTAATGTCAGCCGTACCTGTGGGCAATCCGAGAGGTAACCACTTACGGATATCTTTCGCGTCGGGACAATTGGGGACAAATGCTGCCACAAAATCAGTACCAGGGAAATGGTACACGCTATCAAATTCCGCAATAAAGGGACGGATGGTGCCACCGGGTGTGTTGTCATCGTGGCGTTGGAGTGAAACAGTCAAGCAAGGATACGGTTCAGTCTTCATGTTGGCATCCTTGTAAAAGTTGTGTCGAGGGAAGACAACCACGTATTTGGTGAGGCAAACTACTGAAGTGACCGCTTTTGTGCCATCATTACGGTGGAATGTGCCACCCCATAAGGCGGTGGCAAGAATGGGTTCAACTTGAGAAAGGACCGCAGTCTTCGAAGCATCAGAAGTGGTAACTTTGAGGCTCTTATGACCAAACATATTGTCAAGCCATGAAGGTTGTGCATCGATCGCCTCTTTGGAGAGTTCGTCCGTTTCACTTGAACGAGGTCTACCGTAATCTTTGTACAACCTGAGAAGTGTAATCCCAGCACCAACTCCAAAAATAACACTTGAGACTCCGTAGCGCGAATCGCGGAAAGCAACTATCGCACTTGGAAGAGCGTCTCGTCTAGAACTGAGTTCAGTCCACATAGAATTGATCAAACAACGTTTATAGATGTAAAAACAAGCACTAATGAACATATGAATTGGTGAAGAGACGAAAAGTCCAACGGGAAAAGTGAAAAAGAGGATGATGTGTAACAGCCACATGATTCGGAAAAAGAAAGAAACGTGCCAGCTCAAATCCCTTGTTACGCGACGACCATAAGCACGTGTGATGCAAGCTTGGACTTTGGGGTTCTGAACAACAAAATCAGGAACAATTGTGAGCAGGATAGGCGTGGCCTTATCGAGCAACATATTCTGTGCAGTTTGGGCCAACTTCTTTGTTGCCATCTTCTTGATCATCGGGATCTCGCGACCACCAAGCAAAAGGAAATTACCAATATATTGGGTGGCTACTTGACCAACGAAGCCTGTGACAGCCTTGTCAATTTCAAAAGAGCGTGGAATGGCAGTATCATCTTCCTTCTTTTTGAGTATACGCTCTGCTTCCTTGAGAGCACACAAGCACATAAGAGGAGTTCTTTTACACGTACTACATTTAGGTGACAATGGTGTGGAACTGCATCGACAGAAGCCGGGAAGAAGACCACATGCACACAACTTCAATTTGACAAGAGAATTGTTGTATTGCAGATTGGCGGTTTCAGCTTTCATGTGAATAGCAGCGGCTGTGGAAATAACTTCGAGGAAGGTGGAAAGTTTCATTGCACTACAATCGACAGGTTTACCGTCTTGAGTGACACCCTTATAGGTGATGAATTTGTATCCAGTCGTGCCATCGGTTCTCTTGAAAGTGAAGACTTCTTCAAGTGTGAAAGTCCAAACATCATCCGGAGGAGAATGCAAATCACGATGTAAGAGATTTGGGTGTTTATTGTTGAGCATTACAGAGTCTTTCTTTCTATAGGGCTCATTGACAACCATGGTCACATGCAGAAAACATCGAAGAATAGATTCAGGACAATTAGAATATAATTCACAGTCCATAGTCTTTTTGTTAGTAGTAGCCCAACAGAAATGAGGACGAGGGCGAACGCGACTCTTTTGAGTGACATCAGACATTTCGGCAATGGCTTCAGTGGGATTGACATACTTCTTCATTGGTACAGTATGATTGAATTGAACAGTACCGAACTTGGGGTTAGCAACATCATCAAAGCCAATAGAATCTGTATCAGAACGAGCTTGATCTTCAAATCTTGACTTCATGTCGAGTTGGACACATCTTTCAGGGTCATAAATCCTACCCATTGCACTGAGTGCAGTCTTAGTTAAAAGAGTTGTGAGAGTAGATTTACCAATTGAGGAATCACCAAAAAGACTTATGGCGAAAGGTGTTATGCGCAGTGTGGCAGAGCGTTCGGATTGAATCAACTTTTCGTCAATTTTGGAAAGCTCAACCAATTTTAGGTGCAATTCATGTCCAAGCCATCCATCATAAGAAATGGCTTTCATTCTTCTGCATTGTTCAATTAGCTTACGTACCTTATTCTGGAAAATAGGTTTGTCAGCTTCAGGGAGATTGCCATTAGCAGCAAGTGCTTTTTGGGTCATCACTTCTGTGTAATCAGTTTCAAATTGCTGAATCGTCTGATCCTCAAAAAGAAGAGGTTCAAGAGATCTTTCTTTGATGCATCTGTAACCAGTGGTCCAGAAGTAATCAATCGTTTTGATAACTGCTTCCATGAAATCGGAGCAATCGCGCATATCGCACCATGGGTTGACTTTGAGAATCTGGAAAGTCCCAAGAGTCCATTTGTATCCCTTGAATTCTGAGACAATCATTGAAGCAAAACCGGAAATAACTATATTGATATTATTCAAATTCTTGTTCCTTTTAAGGATTGAGAACTTCTTTGAAAAATCAGTCAAGAAAA